CTTTAAAAATTAATTGTCCATTCATTTTTTGAATAGATAAAATATTACATAATTCATTTGCTGGTGAATCTACAACTGATAGTTCTATCAATGAGTATTCTTTAATAAATCTTACTGGATTTCCTGTGGATTTATTTACTTCGTTTTCTGAATCTACAATCTTTCCGCCAATTGAAAATCCTTGAAGAGTTCCGTCTAAAACCTTTTCCCAGGTATCTTGTGCGCCTTTTGATATGTATGCATCTACATATACTCCATTATAAAATTCACCTGATTTTGTATCGTAATAAGTTTCTGGTCTAAATGAAACCATTTTACCAACTGCATTGGATGAATGCATTTCTCTGATATTGCCTCTAAAACCTTCAAAAGCTTTTAAGCTTGCCTCTGCGGTTACAACATCTCCTGTTTGATCAATGTTGTCTAGTGTTGCAAAACCAGAAACTGTTCTCTTTTCACGATTGACTTTTGTGAAAGGAATAGATAAACTAATATCATCGCCATTACTGGACCAATAAGATTTTTCGATATTCATATGCTTAATTTTATCTTTGTATACATAAAAAGGCAAATAACTAGTTGCCTAATAATTAAGCTGTGGTTCTACCCTCACCTTTTGGATTTCTGGCCTCCCCAGAAATATCGGGAGAATTTGCAGATCTCTCCTGAGTTCTTTGTCTTGAATTACCAGCCTGGGCTCTTTGCTCTGCCGCTCCCTGTGCTTTTAAATCAACGACATCATCTCCGCCATCCCTAGGAACCATGCCCTTTCTAATTCTAACTTCATTTGGGGTAATTACTTGCATTCTTAAATATCGCTCATCAATTTTAGACTGAGTGTCCTCATCTGTTAAAGTTAATTCATTAAATTTAAGCATTAATGCATCTGTTTTTTCTGAAATAATTCTATTTAATTTTTTCTCTAAAATATCTTGTGCTGGTCTACATACTTGCTCTTTAAACATTTTATCTGCATCACGAGCAGACGCCAAACTAATTCCCTCTGGAACCCCTATTTTATTTATAGGAACTCTATGAGCTAATAGTATTTCATCTCTATTTGATTTACGATAAACATTAAATGAAGACTCTTGAGAGTTTGCCTCAATTGGCTCCATTTTAAATTCAACTTTTGAGTCTGGGCTATCTGGTGGAAGTGGGACATATAGAGATCTATGATTTTTACCCTTTAGGCCTACTTGAAAAAACTCCAATAGTTTTCTTTCAGATTCTGGTGAGAGCTTTGCGCCCTTAACAGTAATTATATATCTTGGAACTGCTTTATTTTCAAAATAATCTAAATTATATTTACCAGCAAACTCATTGCCAGCCATTGATGTTTGTGCTGCGACTATATCTGGCAAGCCATAGTAATTGTTCATTGGTGTATATTTCTTTAAATGAATAATTTCATTTGGTCTATCTGTTCCGTCGGCTATTGGATTAGGAGTTTCTTGATCACCGAAATTTCTAAAGTATACGGCTTTTCCGTATAACAATTGAATAAATCCATCACGCAAACGACGAACACGCATGGTCTTAGCTGGGATATGTCCGACATATCCTATGTTTCCTGAAGTAGTTCTACCAATTTCAATAAATCCATTACCCGTAGCTTCTAAATCTGTATAGGCTTTAATTAATGTTTCTGTAAATGTTTCTTCTTCATTTGTTTCTTCTAGCCAATTATCTAAATCTTGGCGAAGCTTGTTTAATTTTCTACGTGCTCTATCTAATTGTTTGTCGTCTGAAATATTGTCTAAAGCATCATTTGCTTTTTTTGTTTCTATAAATGTATACCCAAGTCCTACAATATTTGCAACCTTTGCATTAATTGCTGCGTAGTTGTACGGTGATATTTCATAAATTTTTGAAAGGTATTCTAGGTTATAGACTGGTTGAACCAAATCGAACATTGCATATCCAGTAACTGCCTGTTGCAATAAATTTTGTTGCGTTCCAGTTCCGTCTTGACCAATAAATCTTTTTGAAAACTCTCTAGACATTTTTCGTCTAAAATTAGTGCTAAGGCCATTAACTTTTTTTAATTCTGATTCTCCGATATTAAATGGGTCATTATCTACTACAACCTCTTTGCCATTAAATCTTACCCAATCAGCAGAATTTGATATATCTATATTTTGAACAAACTCTGTATCATCATTAATAAATTCCATTAAGGCTTTCCTCCATTTTTAATTGAATCTTTGTATACGCCGATATCTAGCGGATCTGGTGTTAGACCCCAATCTAATCTTTGTTTTTGGTGTTCAAATTCTTCATCATCGATTTTACGTCTGCCTGATAAAAATTTAGGTTGGCCTTCGTATATTCCAAATGATCTTACTTCTCTAGCCAATAAATCTATCTTTGATCGATTACCCTTTTTAGCTGTTATTGATAAAAAGTTTCCATCGTCATCGCCAATCCATCTTCCGTCTGGCATTTCCCATACGTATATTCCTAAAGTTGTTTCTTCTATTACCTTTTGATTAACATTTTTAATATCCATTAGGTATTAATTCTACCATTACTTGTGGTTAAAGTCCATATTTTGTCAAGACAATTGACAGGATTATGAGTTTTGTATCACAAGCCAGTCATTATTATATAGGTTTACTGAATTTTCGGACAAGGTTATGGAAGATCCGCTGGTTTGATAGGACTGCCTAGAGGTATATAAATCATAATGATTAATAATCTTATTATAGTCTAGCAATTCCTTATAAAATGACATATATTGATATAAAGATTTAACTGATCCAGAGGATTTATAATTTACTGTAACTTCCCCATATATTGGAGCTGTAAAATTAATAACCACATGGTGTATATCGTTTACCTTAAATATATTAGATATTAGGGTTTGGGCAGATACATCTACCCCATTAACATATATAGAGGCTATATTTGTTTTATTAATTGACCCATTTGTATTCCATGAATATTCACTAGCCGCCCCTGTCCCGCTTACAATAGAGCTAATAAGTAGGCTTTTGCTTAAAGAATAAGGGGTGTAAAAAAATTCTATAGACTGTTTTAATTCGAAAAGATTAATTTTAAATCCAGAGTTTTCTGGAACTAGCACTCCATTTCTTGGATCTCTGTTTACAATTGAATACAAATCTTTACCTAGATAAAAATCTAAGTCTTGAATTTTTGATAAATAGCTTGATCCATTTTTAGAATACATTATTTGATTATTATAAAAACTAATATCTAAATTATATAATTTTGGTAGATACTTAGATATGTTTCCAGAAGACATTATTATTTTTATATTTAAAACCTTGCTGCTATTAAATTGTGAAATTTTGTATTGTGGAATAGATTGTCCATTTACACATGTGCTATAGTCTATTCCGTCTGTGCTGGTTTCAACAGTTATCCCATTATCCCCAAACCATTCTATTTTTGAAGAATCCATAATTGTCGCCGCTGGTAAATATATAGTATCTGTCAATATAACTGTTTTGCTATCAAAAGTTTCGCCTTTTTTAATTTGAATATATTTATTTGTTTGATCATAATATAAATCGTCTGTTATTAATTCTTCCCATGTTCTATCAAAAGGATAAGAATATGTAAAAACTTTACTTATATCGGTGTCATAAAATTCAAAGAATTCTCCATTATCTGTTTGAGATATTTGAGAAGGATTAGTATGGCTATGATTAGAATAGTGATCTAGTATTTTTACATAAGGCAGCCCGTATCTATATACCGCTACGTCATCTATTAAAAACTTATCGTCTGAGTCTGATGTAGGTCCAGAAGTTAATAATATTTCGTTGTTTGTAAATGGATTAGATGATATTAATTTACTTACACAAAGATTACCATCTATGTATATGTGAGCTTCTGTGACTGAATACACGCAGGCTATGTGTATAGATTTATTAATAAATGGTAAAGTATGCTCTAAAATTTCTTGACCTAGTTTAAAAATTATGTTTCCATTTTCATAAAATATTCCAACATTTTTTGTACTGTCTCCTAATATTGTAGTTAAAGAGTCTGTACTTATTTCTGGATACATCCAGCATTCTAATGTAAAATCATTATCTCCATAATCAATTGTACCAAATCCTCCAGGAGCATTGTTTTTATAATAACTATTAACAATTGGAAATTCTATGCTTTTAGAGGATGTAATTTCTACAGAATAATTACCGCTTGGAGATAAAGGAAAATGTTTTGGATTATTATTAAAGTCTCCTACATATAAACCAAAATTAGAGCATCCAGAACTGTCTTCTGCTAAATAGTTAATGTTTCCATATTCTTCATACGCATCTAGAAGATCTTGGTATGTATCATATTTATCTAAAATATCAGTAAAGTCAAAAGTTGGATTTACTGCAACGTCATCTAGTTGCCAGAATCCAACTGGATGGTCTTTTAATATTTTAATCTTATATGACATTTTACCGTTTATCCCCTGATTATTTATTGTGTGTTAATATATTTCCTGCAAAATACCAATTGTATGGATCGCAGCTAAATGTATAAACATCTTTTTCAAGATTTAAAATATTTTTATTTACCTTAGTAACCACTGTTTCTGATATAACTTTATTGATATCTAAATTTTCTGATAATTCATCTGGATTAATAGTTATTAAAAAATCTCCTTCTTGAACTGTGCCTGCTTCTACTACACGATATTCGTTATTGCGTTTTACGAATATTGGGTGAGTTTCAGTAAATTGAGCTGTTTTATCGTTGTTAAAATATACTCTTTCCACTTTATTAGAAGCAATTACATTTGTAACTTTAGTATGTACTAAATTATTTAACTGTAAATCTTGCACATTAATTTGTAATGGAGTTGCATTTGATTCTTCGGTTAATGATTCTAGATTAACTGTTAAAAGCACATCTTCAATTTTAATATCTCTAGCTTTTTTTGGACCATTGCTAGTTAGTATTAAGGTATCTCCATCTACGCATCTTACAAAGTATGGACCAAATGCTGGTGGGAAGAATGGTGGGAAGTAAGGAAAGAATGGTGGGAAGTAAGGAAAGAATGGTGGGAAATATGGGAAGAATGGAAAGAATGGAAAGAATGGTGGGAAATATGGGAAGAATGGTGGGAAGTAAGGAAAGAATGGTGGGAAGTAAGGAAAGAATGGAAAGAATGGAAAGAACGGTGGGAAGTAAGGAAAGAACGGTGGGAAGAATGGTCCTGTAAATACATAATACTGCATTGGTATTTGGGTTCCAAGTGGAACTACTGTGCCACTAGATAATCCTTGTGAATATATTTTTAAATTATCTGATTCTGTAGAAGTATCTGTTGTAGTAAATAAATATAAAAATCCTAAATTTGTTAAAAATGTTTCTGCGGTTGTATAGGATTGTCCAGTAACACTTGGAACTGAAGTTTTTCTTACTCCGTGTTTACCACGGCTTGATTTTGGCATTTTAGGCGCTCAAATCGCCAACAGCAACCCAAAGATTATTTCCTCTTTTTATTAGCGTTGCAGACGACCATTGTGATCTTAATTTTAATCCAGGAGTAGAGTTTACTGTTACTCCAGTGTCTCCTGCAATTGTGACTTGAGATGAACCAGTTTGAACAATATCAACTGTTGATCCTACAGCAAATATTTCTGAGTCTGTCGGTACGGTTATAGTTCCTCCGCTTGACATTTCTATTAGCTTTCCAAGATCTGAAGATACTATTGTGTAAGATGAAGATTTTTGTGCAATTGTAAATACTGAAACTAAATCTTGTCCAGCTGCACCAGTTGCTCCAGTTAAACCAGTTTCTCCTTGAATACCTTGAATTCCCTGTATGCCTTGTTCTCCTTGCGGACCCTGCGGACCAGTTGCGCCAGTTGCACCAGTTTCTCCTGTGTCTCCCTTGTCGCCTTTAAGTCCTTGAATACCTTGTTCACCTTGTGACCCAGTTGGTCCAGTTGCACCAGTTGCACCAGTTTCTCCTGTGTCTCCCTTGTCGCCTTTAAGTCCTTGAATACCTTGTATTCCTTGATCTCCCTGTGGACCTCTTATTGTTCCAACATTTATCCAAGAAGATGTTGATTGTGACCAAACATATAAATCATTATTAATTAAATATGCATCTGCAGGACTTCCAGTAGGATGTGCTGTTTGTAGTGCTGTTAAGTTTGGATAAGAACCAAGTATATTAACACCAGTTCCCTGTTCCCCTTGAATACCTTGTTCACCTTGAATACCTTGTTCACCTTGCGGTCCAGTTGGTCCAGTTGCACCAGTTGCACCAGTATTTCCTGTGTCTCCCTTGTCGCCTTTAAGTCCTTGAATACCTTGTTCACCTTGTGACCCAGTTGGTCCAGTTGCGCCAGTTGCACCAGTTTCTCCTGTGTCTCCCTTGTCGCCTTTAAGTCCTTGAATACCTTGTTCGCCTTGAATACCTTGTACGCCTTGAATTCCTTGTTCGCCAGTTAAGCCAGTTGCACCAGTATCTCCACGAGGAATTGTAAAACTTATTGTTTGGCTTGGCGATGTGCCCGCAATTGTAACTGAGGCAGATGAGCCTGCGTTTCCAGTTGTTACTGTTCCTACAGATAAAACGTTTGATGGCCCCGTTGCGCCAGTTGCGCCAGTTGCACCAGTTGGACCAGGATGATTGTCAATATATTCAGAAATATCAGCGGCTAAATATGAAATGTCTCTTGGGATGTCTGGGGAGTCTGTGTAATCTGGAAATCTCCAGTTTTTATCATTTGAAATAGTGGCCATTTTTAAATTATACCACCTTGTTGGTTTTACGCCAAAATCCAGGAGACATATATTTAATTCCAGAAATAACTGGTAAAGACTGATGGTAGTAAGGCTCTACAGATGGAAATATTACAATGCTTCCTGCTTCTGGTTTTATAGTTATATCTTGATTTGGAAAATTAATTTCTCCGCCTTCATAATTATCATTAAGATATAGAACTACTGATATATTAGGATCATCTCCATTATTATAATCATCAACATGTGGCCCCATAGATTTTCCAGTAGAATAT